TCCTGTTTTTCTAACTGCTTTTACGTCTGATTTCATTATCCTGTGTATCCTATTGTTACAGAGTCTGTAGTAGTTAAATCTAAATAGACTCCTGTTTTAAATCTTATACCAGAACCAGGTATCATTATATCTAATCCTTCATCACTAAATTTAGCTTGAAACTCTAAAGAACCTGTTCCATCTGTTCCATCATGTAGTTTTACTAAACAATTACTTCCACCATGAGCCATAATATATGTAACTCTACATGGACCTAAATTAGTTCCACCACCAGTAATAGTTTTAAATCTACCATCAGCTGTTAATGTTGTAAACTTTTGATCACTTGAAAACGATCCACCGCCTGCCATAATTTTCTCCTTAAACTTATGTGTGGGCCGAAGCCCACACTAAATTATTTATTACGCGTTTAGGTTATTGTTTTGTGCGTACAAAACAGTAAGTCTAGTTGTTCCGGCGTTAGTTGCAGAAGAAGTAGTAATAGTTAATCTAATATCTGCAGTTCCAGTATCAGACCAAGCTAAAGCTCCACCTGCTTCAGTAGTTGGTCTTTTTCTACCAACAGCTGTTCCAAGTGCGAACGTATTAATTATACTTGTTGCACCACCAACTGTGTCACCAACACTTAAGTTAGTTGCACCAGACGCAGCCGTTACTGAGTCAAGTACACAATCAATGATTTGTGAGTTCGCTGGAATAACAATATCTGTTACACCTGCAGCGATCGCTCCGCCAGATAAGTCGATTAAATGTGTTTGAGACATTACAACTTGACCTGTGTTTTTGATGTTAGAACCTAAACTTGTTCCCGTTGTTTCTTTTATCGTTCCCGCTTTTATCGGTCCCGAAAATGTTGTTGAAGCCATAATTATATCCTCCTAGTTTAATGAACATAGTCTCTAGGCCGTCCACTATATGGGTCTATGTTCTAGTTTAATTATATAGTATGTTTTTTATATACTAGTTTTGAGTAGAGCGCAAGAGAGCCTGTGATGTGGAGTGGATTTTTCCAACGATGTAGCTTTTTATTAAGTAGCTACAGAAACTTGTGGAGCAACACCTTCTACAGTGTTTTGTCTGTGAGCAATAGCTGCTTCTTCCAGCTTAATATCAGTGATGACCTTTTTAACTTTGTCATCAATTCTGACCATTTCAAGAGTATATCTACCGTTAGATAGATGCTCCTGTTCCCACTTCAACTCCAAGGACCTTTTTTGTTTGTATAGGTCTTGTATCATTACTAACTTCCTCATAAGTTATTCGATAAGGTCTGTCCGAAAACATTCCCGATGATTCCCAATTTATACTCTTTTCTCCCAGTTTGTCAACTATTGATTGTTCCAAAGAAACAGGGTCATCATTAGACTCTACTTCGAATCTAGCGTGATGATCGTATGCGTATATGTTTACAAGGAATTTTGTCATGGTTTTGTCTTTCTATATGATGATTGTGGCGAGACTGTGTCCCGCCACAAAAATTAATTATTATGCTCCTGATGATGCAAAAATACCTCTAGGGTCAGATACGCCAAATACGTATCTTTCTCTAGCTTTGTATCTTACATTGCCAGTATCAAAATCGCCTTCCATTTTTGTAGTTAATGGAGCTCTTTCAAGATGTTTCATTCCATTAGGAACATCAGTGATTAGGAAGAAAGCATCTGGATCTGTTAAGAAGTTATTCACTGAATAACCACCTGGAACCATTCCTTTACTTACTAATGCATTGATGTCATTGTCAGCTGTTCCAACTCTTTGAGAAGACTTCATAAGTCTTTCTGCTGTGAATTGTAAAGCTGATGGAATAACCATGCTTTTAGCGCTAGCAGCAATTTTCAAACCTCTTTCATCAGTAAGCGCTGCAATGTCGATCATTGCTTGCTCTAATGAAGTTTCGTTTAAATCCGCTGCAGTTGCCAATGTGTTGCTGAAAGTCCCGTTTATAGTTGGGTGGTTAGATGCAAATAAATTGCTTCCGTCACCAGACTTAAAGCTACCATTGAATCCATTGTTTAATGGAGACGCTGCTTTGATTTGTTTTGTTTGAGCCATAGATCTTGCCAATGCTTTTGTATACCTTTGAGCAAGTCTGTCGTATAGATTGTCTTCAATCGCTTCTTCAGTGATCGCGAACCCAAGAGAAATAGTCTCGTGAGTGTATCTTGCTGAAAAAGTTTCTTGAGCTTTATCAAACTCTACTCCAGAACCTTCTGGTTTTACTTTAGCTTGACCGAATCCTGATAACATTACTTCTTCTTCAAAAGCTCTGTCAGATGACTCAGTTGTGTATATAGCAGTATGTAAATTATCATACTGTTTATATTCCAGGCCGAATAGTGCATTCAAACCTGGCTCTAGTTCTTTAACTAGTTGATTACGTGATATAGCCATGTTGTTATACTCCTATTATACCCCACCGTGTTGTTTAAAGAAATGCTCACTGACTACAACTCTCCAGACCACGTTTGCTGATCCGATGTCGTTGTTATCAGGGTCTCTTGAAACACCCACGATTTTTACTTGTTTTGATGCTGAATCACTTTTTGTACTATCATTTAAAGTTGATCTAGAAATGTAGTTTGGTGTAGCACCCGCAGAATATGCGATATCTGCTGTATTACCTACGTCCGCTTGCAATGATGCAGAAGCTTTATTTGATCTCACTTCAAATACTTGATGTGGATCATCATTTACTAATGCAACAATATCTGTAGCAGCATTACTGCCTAATAGATATGCTTGGAACGTTGGCTTGCTTGTTGACGAGTCAGTGTAGAAAACACCGTTTAGGGATCCTAAAAGTTGTTCTGTACCAGCTGCAGCTACTGCTGCTGTACCTGATGCTGCCATCGCAACCAAATCTTGGTTGTAGATAGCTGTCGCAGATGCTGCTACAGGATATTCTCCTAGACCTGCAGTGTTAGCTGCTTGACCTGCCATTTTTACCGGTTTCATACCGAAACCAGTTGCTGACGAGTTAGCCATAGTTTTTCTCCTTAATGAACCTGCCGTCGTTAAACGGCCTCCAGTTCGGTTTATTTAATTCGCTGGTTTCGAATTGTTAAAAAATTAACTTTTCTTGCCACCGAAGGTTACACGAGTACTCCTATCAACATTGATAGGCATACTCTTATGCTGCTCCTTCGCAAGATCGGCGTCAATTGCAGATTGTTGATCTTCTGCTTGTGAGGCATAGTATTCAGTTCTTTGCCTCGCGATCTCTTCTGGTATCCTAGTCAGCACTAGGCCTCCGTGTCCGATAACCCCTGCGTATTTGCCGTCAGCGATAGTGGGAAAGTCCTCTTCGGGATATTCATCTGATCTTACTAATTCATACCCGGATCTTAAGCGTCCTTGTATGTTTTTTGTATCAGTGAATCCTAGGATTTCTGTCCTGACCCATCTGTGTCTCCATCCGTCTGGCGCGTTGGGCGTATCTAAATACGATGGTGGAGCCCAAACTTTCGGTCTCTCTTTTGGAGCTACCGTTTTTGCTTGTGATTGTACTTTTGTAGAATCACTTTTTTTAGTTTGACTCGCACGAGTTGGTTTTTTATTTTCCATATGCTTATACCTCCTTCGTGTTCATAAGTTGTTTCGCATACTCTTCTAATGGCACACCTAATTTTTTAGCAATTGCTACTTGAGAAGATGTGAGTCTCACACTTTTGCGATTAGTCTTTGAACTACGCGTTGCAGAGGCAACGGTTTGTGTAGGTTTACTAATCTGTTTGTTTACAGGTTTATCAAATTTATGAGGAAATTCAAGTCTTATTCTTTTATCTATTTCCTTATAATATTCGTCAGATTTAGGGTCTATCCCTTCCTCTTCTGTAAGTTTTCTGTGAAGATCAAAAGCAGTATAAGTCATAGCTGAATCGCTTCCAAACCATGAATTATCTTCTGCCCATGCCTCCGCCTTTCGATCTGGCGGTGCTACTGGTTGTCTTTGTTGTTGTACTTGTGTTTGAACAATTTCTTCTTTTGCTGCTTTATCTCTCATTTCATTTTGAGTTTTAAGTTCAGCAAGTCTTCCTTGTTCATAACCTAATTGTGATATAGCTGTTAGAGCTTCTGTTTCAGCTTTTGCATCTTCGCCTTGTCTTGCAGCGGTAAGCTTAGCTTGTGCAGCAGCTAATTGTCCAGATATTCTATTCTCCATTTCTGTCGTATAGTCTTTATCTAAAGTATTAGCTTGAGTCTTAAACTCATCTCTCTCTTTTTTTACAGAGTCAGCATAACGCAAAGCTTCTTCTCTTTGCCTTTCTGCTTCTCTCATTTTCTTAGTAAGTTTAGCTATTCTTTTTTTAACTCCTTCAGAATATTCTTCAACATCTTTAGAGTTGTCTTTTTGTTTATTATCTTCTTGAACATCAGGCTGCTCCACAGGTTTCTCAGATGAGTCACCGGCGATACCACCGTCTTCAAGTTTTGTTTCACGTTCGTTTTCATATGATATGTCCGTTCCATGATCTTTTATTTTTTCGTATGTTTGTTTATCTTCAGAAGGTTGTTCGACAACAACTTCTTCTACTTTTTCTTCTGGCAGTTGTACTTCTACTTCAGGACCTGAAGTATCTATATCAACTGTTTTATCTTCTTTGTTATCTGGCATAGTTTTACTCCTCTATGTTTAAAATTCGTGGAATATATCTTCAGGGTTTTCCACGGTCGCTAAAACTTCATCATCATTTAGAAGTCTTATCTCACCCCCATCTATTTTAATTCGTGATCCGGCATATCTTGCAAAGATAATCCAATCACCTTTCTTGCACCAGGGACCTTCTGGGTATCTATCTTTATCGTAGCAATGTGGTCCCATACGTAAAACTAAACCACAGTTAGATGCTACCTGTGATCGTTCTATTGTATCTTCTGCTAAAATAATTCCACCTTTAGTTTTCTCTTTTTGTTTAAAAGGTAAAACTAAAAGTCTCCAACCTGTTGGTTCAGGTAGTTTAGACGATTCGTCAATTTGTTTTTCTTTTTTCTTTTCTGTCTTTACGCCAACCAGACCATTATCTGGTAGTATCACTTTTGGCTTTGATACTGATGACTGTTCCTTTTTCATTTTGCTCCTTTTTGTTTAGCAGGGTGGATATTTCCTGTAATAAACTTTCGTAAGTTCTTATTTGTCCTAACATATACTGGTATCTTTCCATACTGTCAACACCTCCACGAGCCATTAATTCTTTAACGTCTTCCTGTCGTTGTTTAAGTATTCTTATAAAATGTTCAAATAGTTCCATTATTCAAACTCCTTTATTACTTCTAGCTT